CTTTGTTATTTCTGTGTGTGGATCGGGTACATTTTGATGGGGGTGGCGGATTAGATGAGGAAGATTAGATTCCGGGGCAAAAGCTACACGGATAACCAATGGCATTACGGCTTTTATAGCTACCAGTCTGCAAATGCGTTTTCAGAAGAAAGGCACGAAATAATCGAGTTTTCGGGGCTTGGCTACAACTGCCCAGCCGAGACTATCGGACAGCACACCGGGCTTAATGACACTGATGGGGTGCCGATTTATGAGGGGGATATTATCAAAGTTATCATTCACAAGCAGGGAACGGGGAGCGAGGTAACACTTGCCAATAGCGCGGTGTACTATGAGGGATCGTCTTTCCGGGTGCTACAAGACGAGCATCCGGGATCATGGGTGAGATTGGATAGTTTTGCGCCGTACGTTGAGATTGAGATCATCGGCAATGTCCACGACAAACCGGAGTTATTGGAGGACGATAAATGATAGTCGACCACAGCAACAAACAGATGAACAGCTATTTTGTAGCATACCTCAATGCCCACGACGTCAAAGACGGGGAAGAAGTGCAGTTCCATGAGTATTCCGCTTGGATCACAGGTATGCACAACGCCTTCAGAAAGCTGAAAGGACGAGAATATTATCTCGGCTACCCACCAGATGTTCAGCATGAATTTCAGCAGTTTATTAGGAGCGTGGAGGTTGAGAAATGAAAAAAGCAGAAGAAATCGTAACCCCCGAAATGAAAGCGAAAATTTACGAAGTTATTAAAAAAGGCAATGACCTAGCGGAAGAACAAAGCAAGTTTATAGATGAATTACAAAAGCGAGTAAGTGCCGCCGAAGGCGTGTGCTATACCGCTAAAGGCGTTATTGAACACGGGAAAGACGCACTTGGCTCGGTTTACCTGAACTTGCTCCAGAGCAAGGTACAAAAGTGGATCGAGGGTAAGGAGGACACGAAGGATGACAACATGAACAGTTGGATAAGCGTCAAGGACGACCTGCCGGAAAGCGGGGAGGAAGTATTAACTTATTACTTTGACGAGGGTTACGACATCCACCAAATCGGCATTCTGGATTACTTCCGCAAAGATGTAGTTTTCGCTACAGCCATTGATTGCAGTATAGATTCGCCTGAACTAAGACTGCTGGACTCTCTTTTTAACCCTGCCAATCAAATCAAAGCGCCAGAAGATGGCTTTTATATCTACGACGAAGCAGAGGCAACACACTGGAGGAAACATGCCGGCATAATTACCCACTGGATGCCTTTGCCTAATCCGCCAGAAGAACAAAGGGGGAGAAAAAATGACTAACTACGAGTCACTGAAAAGCAGCTCGGAAGAAGCGGCCTATGCGCTGATAGAGCAGGGGAGGACATACAAGGAGATAGCCGAGATAACTGGATACAACCTCGCGGCCTGTTGGGCGCGGATTAATAGAGGGAGGTAAGACGATGGCAAAGATATTGGAGTACCGCAAGAGCGAGGAGTCCAGGCAGCAGATACTAGCTGGACTGGAGGAGTACAAGCGCCAGCAGTTCGACGATGACTACCGCCGCCTTCAGGCCGCCTGCCGGGTGCCGCTATCCGAGGTCGAGCGCCAGAGATTGCAACCCAGCACCATTGATAAAGCCATGCCCTGGATACTGGTATTTGGCGGCTTTGCGCTGCTGATGGCCATCGGGGTGCTGGTCAATATGGCGGTCAATTTGTCGGCGGGGCTACCGGCGATGTTTAGCGCATGGTAAGGAGGATTGCAATGCAGGGGCCATTACCTTTGATTATCGCCTTGGTCATCGGCGTGATGACCGGGATAGGGCTAAAGATGCTGGACATGGCCGAGCAGGTCATGGGGGTGCTGTAGATGCACGGAATAATGATGAGGAGGATTGGGTTTGAGTATCAAGATTAACAAATTGGAAATCGAAAACGTAAAGCGGGTCAAGGCGGTCAAGATCGAGCCAACCGCGAACGGCCTGACGGTAGTAGGTGGCCGGAACAACCAGGGCAAGACGTCGGTACTGGATTCCATCGCTTGGGCCCTGGGCGGAGATAAGTACCGGCCCACGGAGGCACAGCGTGAGGGGTCAGTCATTCCGCCACATCTTCATATAGTAATGTCCAATGGCCTGGTAGTCGAGCGGAGCGGCAAGAACTCCAGCCTCAAGGTATTGGACCCTAACGGCAACAAAGGCGGCCAGCAATTACTCAATGAGTTTGTGGAGCAGCTGGCGCTTGACCTGCCCCGCTTCATGCAGTCCAACAACAAAGATAAGGCCAATACACTGCTGCAGATCATCGGCGTCGGCGACCAACTATACCAATTAGAGCAGAAGGAGAAGGAGGTCTATAACCGCCGGACCACCATCGGCCAGATCGCTGACCAGAAAAAGAAGTTTGCCGCCGAACAGGCATATTATCCTAATGCCCCCAAGGAACCAGTATCGGCATCGGAACTCATTAAGCAGCAGCAGGACATCCTAGCCACCAACGGCGAGAACCAGCGGAAGCGGGATAACCTGCGCCAATTAGAGCGGCAACTGGAGCAGGTGGACAACCAGCTTAGGGAATTGACTGCCAAGAAAAACAACATACTCTCAGACCTGTCCATCGCTCTCAAATCTGCCCAGGACCTTCAGGATCAATCGACCGCTGAACTGGAGACCAGCATCAACAACATTGAGGAGATCAATCGTATGGTCCGGGCCAACCTGGACAAAGACAAAGCGGAATCGGACGCCCTCGACTATGCCGATCAGTACAACACCCTGACCGTCGAACTGGAGCATGTACGAAAAGCCAAGACGGCCCTGCTCGATGGTGCCAACCTCCCCATGCCGGGACTGTCAGTGGTGGAAGGTGAGCTGACCTATAATGGCCATCGGTGGGACAACATGTCGGCATCTGACCAACTCCGGGTGGCGGTGGCCATCGTCCGCAAACTCAATCCCCAGTGCGGCTTTGTTTTGATGGATAAGCTCGAGCAGATGGATGTTGAAACCTTAAACGAGTTCGGGGCCTGGCTCGAGCAGGAAGGACTGCAAGCCATAGCGACCCGGGTCAGCACCGGTCCAGAGTGCGAGATCATCATCGAAGATGGTTACGTCAAGGACGCAGATAAAACAATCGACACCGGGATTGCTCAGATTCCCAGATTTACGGAAGGAGTATTTTAATGGAGATACAGAGAGGCAAAATCGAAGGGGCCCAAAAGATCGTGGTTTACGGGCCGGAAGGTATAGGAAAAAGTTATTTTGCCAGCAAATTCCCCAATCCAATCTTTATTGATACAGAAGGATCCACCAAACATATGGACGTGGCCCGGACCCCCAAGCCATCCAGCTGGACCATGTTGCTGGAGCAGGTCCGATACTTCAAGGCCAACCCGGCAGCATGTGACACCCTGGTCATTGACACCGCCGACTGGGCGGAGCAACTGGCATTGGCTGAGATTTGTGCCAAGGCCCAGAAGAAGGGCATTGAAGATTTCGGATACGGTAAAGGGTTCACCTACCTCGGGGAGGAGTTCGGCCGGTTCCTGAATGAACTCAGCGACCTGGTGGACCAGGGGACCAACGTAGTCCTGGTGGCCCACGCTACCATGCGAAAATTTGAGCAACCGGACGAGATGGGAGCCTATGACAGGTGGGAGCTCAAGCTACAGAAAAAAGTCTACCCGCTGGTCAAGGAGTGGGCGGACATGGTGCTGTTTGCAAACTATAAAACCTATGTGGTCGATGTCGAAGGGGTAAAGAAGGCCCAGGGCGGCAAGCGGATCATGTACACCACCCACCACCCTTGCTGGGACGCCAAGAATAGGCACGACCTACTTGAGGAGATCCCGCTTGACTTTGATGAGATCAAGCACTGCATTATCACTCGGACTAGGCAACCGGTGGCACCCCCACCGACCAAGCCAGAGCTACCCCAACAGGAGACACTTAAACAGCAGTTTGAGCAGATGGTCAGCCAATCGGAACCCGTTCCGGAGAAGATCCCGGCGGATTGGTCGGATATATCTATCCCAACAAATATACCCAGAGCTTTATTTGACCTTATGAAGGAACACAAAATCATGGAAAACGATATCCAGCGGGCGGTGGCCAGCCGGGGGTATTACCCGGTCGATACACCGATAGATAAATATGACCCCAACTTCGTATCGGGCGTACTAGTGGGGGCTTGGACTCAGGTCTTGGGGATGATCAAGGAACTTGAAGTAGTACCCTATTAAAAATTATAAGGAGGATTTATTTAATATGGCGGAAGAAACTGGCAGAGAACTAGGGTGGGAAGATCCCATCGAGAACGACGGCCCGGATTTTACTATTTTACCTGAAGGGGATTATGACTTCGAGGTATTAAGTTTCGAGCGCGGCCGGCATGCTGGCAGTGACAAGCTGCCCGCTTGTAATAAGGCGGTGCTCAGGATCAGGCTGGCGGGCCCCGAGGGGACCACTACTCTGGACCACAATCTATTCTTACACACCAAAACTGAGGGTATCCTATGCGCATTTTTCAATGCCATCGGTCAACGTAAGCATGGGGAACGGATGACCATGAACTGGGGGAAAGTAGTCGGGTCTAAGGGCCGGTGCAAGGTCATTATAGATACATGGATCGGCAGCAAGGACGGCAAAGAATTTAAGAATAATAAAATACAGAAATTCTACGAATATGAAACACCCGCAGCGCCGCCCACCTTTACCCCAGGAGCTTTTTAGGTATGGAGCTCAGACCATACCAGACGGCTGCTAAGGAAGCTATCCAGAGTCAATGGTCCAGTGGAGTCACAAAGACTCTGCTGGTCCTGCCCACCGGCACCGGTAAGACTATCGTCTTTTCCAAGCTGGCGGAGGATTGTGTCCGTGACGGTGAGCGGGTTTTAATACTCGCCCACCGGGGCGAGTTGCTGGATCAGGCCGCCGATAAGATGGCCAAGGCTACCGGATTAGGCTGCGCGGTCGAAAAAGCTGAGAGTACATGCCTAGATAGCTGGTACCGGGTGACAGTCGGATCTGTCCAATCCCTTATGAGAGAGTCCAGGCTACAGCGATTCACCCCGGACTACTTTAACACCATCATAGTAGACGAGGCCCACCATTGTATCTCCGACAGTTACCAGCGGGTGCTGGGATACTTCGACCAGGCTAAGGTGCTGGGCGTCACTGCCACGCCTGACCGCGGGGATATGCGGAACCTGGGCCAGTATTTCGAGTCGCTGGCCTATGAATACACTTTGCCTAAGGCTATCCGGGATGGATACCTGTGTAAGATCAAGGCCCAGACTATACCTCTTAAACTAGATTTAACCGGGGTAGCCCAACAGGCCGGAGACTTCAAGGCATCCGACCTTGGGAACGCATTGGACCCATACCTCTATCAGATAGCCGATGAGATGACAAAATACTGTTTCGACCGTAAGACAGTGGTATTCCTGCCGCTGATCAAGACTAGCCAGAAGTTTAGAGACATACTGCAGAGCAAAGGGTTCCGTGCAGTTGAGGTCAATGGCGAGAGCGGAGATCGGGCTGAGGTGCTAAGGGATTTCGATACCGGTCGGTATGACGTACTGTGTAATTCCATGCTTTTAACCGAGGGGTGGGACTGTCCATCGGTGGATTGCATCGTCGTGCTCAGACCTACCAAGATTCGGAGCTTATACTGCCAGATGGTGGGCCGGGGTACCAGGCTGAATGACGGCAAGGACCATCTGCTTTTACTAGACTTCCTGTGGCACACTACCCGCCATGAGCTCTGCCATCCTGCCCACCTGATCTGTGAGTCGCCCGAAGTGGCCGACCAGATGACAGCCAATATGGAGGAGACAGAACTGGCTGTTGACATCGAGGAGGCCGAGGCTCAGGCCAAAGAGGATGTGGTAGCTGCCCGGGAAGAAGCCCTGGCCAAACAGTTGGCGGAGATGAAACACCGCAAGCGCAAGTTAGTAGACCCGCTGCAGTTCGAGATGAGCATCCAGGCTGAGGATCTGGCGAACTATGTCCCGGCCTTTGGTTGGGAAATGGGGCCGCCTAGTGATAAGCAGATAAAGACGCTAGAGAATATGGGCATATTCCCGGATGAGATTGAGTGTGCGGGTAAGGCCAACAAAATACTGGACCGGTTGAGTGCCAGGCGCTTCGAGGGACTTACCACCCCGAGACAGATCCGCTTCCTGGAATCAAAGGGATTCCAACATGTTGGCACCTGGCAGTGTGATGATGCCAAGAAGATGATAGACCGGATCGCGGGGAACGGATGGAAGATTCCGAGAGGGATAAGCCCGAGCACACACAAGCCGGCGGCTCAGGAACCTAAGGTTACAGCTGCATTGGATGACCTGGATAATTGGTTGAACGATATTACGCGTAGGAGGGTTAATTAATGACCCTGACAGCATTGGAATTATTAGATCATATAGACCCGGCCATGCTGGACTATACCGAGTGGACAGCAGTGGGCATGTGCCTCAAAGACGCCGGCCACACTGCTGCCGACTGGGATAGGTGGTCTCAGCGAGATCCCGGTCGGTATCATCCCGGGGAATGTTTCCGAAAGTGGGGTAGTTTCCAGGGCTCTGTAAATCCAGTGACGGCTGGCACTCTTGTATCAATGGCAAAGGACCAGGGCTGGGTGCCGGATAAGTTTGACCCGGGTATGGAGTTGGCATGGGATGCCATCATCGGCAATAAGGACGAACTGGTTATCATCAACAAGGATTGGGTCGAAGAGCAAGAGGTGGTAGAACCAGACACCTGGAATCCGACCGACCAATTAATCAAATATCTATCCACTCTTTTCGAGTCATCGGAGAACGTGGGGTATGTCACCGATAGCTGGGAAAAAGACGGAAAGCATATGCCCACCAAGGGATGCTGGGACCGCACGGCCGGAGAGCTCATCCAGCAGTTGAATAAATGTAATGGCGACCTCGGCTCGGTGCTCGGTGACTATAAGCCGGAGGTCGGTGCCTGGATCCGGTTCAACCCGCTGGATGGTACCGGGGTCAAGAATGAGAATGTTACAGACTTTAGATTTGCCCTGGTCGAATCCGATGACATGGAAATCGATAAACAAAATGCAATCATCCGTGAGTTGGAGTTGCCGGTGGCTTGCCTGGTGCATAGCGGCAAAAAGAGCCTCCATGCCATCGTCCGCATCGATGCAGACACCTATGACGAGTACCGGAAGCGGGTGGACTACCTATATAATGTATGCCGCAAAAACGGCCTTAAGGTAGACAGCCAGAACCGCAACCCGAGCCGGTTGAGTAGGATGCCAGGCGTCATGCGGAACGGACAAAAGCAATTTTTAGTCGATACCAATATCGGCAAGGCTGACTGGCGGGAGTGGCAGGAATGGATCGAGGGTATCAATGATGACCTGCCGGAACCGGAATCGATGGCCAGCGTCTGGGACAACTTGCCGGAACTGAGCCCGCCCTTAATCCATGGGATACTCCGCCAAGGTCACAAAATGCTGCTGGCCGGGCCATCGAAAGCGGGGAAGTCATACGCCCTGATCCAGTTGGTCTGTGCCATCGCTGAGGGTCAGCCCTGGTTTAGCTGGCCATGTGCTAAGGGAAAAGTTATGTATGTCAACCTGGAGCTCGACCGGGCCAGCTGCCTGCACCGTTTCAAGGACGTATACCATGACCTCGGGTGGCAGCCTGACAATATCAAAAATATAGACATATGGAACCTGAGAGGGAAGTCCATACCGATGGATAAGTTGGCACCTAAGCTGATCAGGCGGGCCGCCAAACGGAATTATATCGCCATCATCATCGACCCCATATATAAGGTCATAACCGGTGACGAGAACTCAGCCGACCAGATGGCCAAGTTTTGTAATGAATTTGACCGGGTATGCACTGAGCTCGGGGCCGCGGTCATCTACTGCCATCATCACAGCAAAGGGAATCAAGGACAAAAGAGATCGATGGACCGGGCCAGCGGGTCCGGGGTGTTTGCCCGGGATCCCGACGTACTGCTGGACCTCATCGAATTGGACTTAACTGAAAACCTAAGTAAGCAGCTGGAGAACAATGCAGTCTGTAAGGTCTGCGAGTCCTGGCTGAGTAAGCACTTGCACAATTGGGAGGAGCAGGTATCCCAGGACGCCCGGTGCAGTGAAAAAGAGATACTGGCAGCCTGTGACAAGCTGTTAGGTGCGGACTTATATCGGGCCATGCTCAACGAGGTGTATTCGACCCGGGAGGCGGTCCAGCAGCGGTCAGCGTGGAGAATCGACGGCACCCTGCGTGAGTTCCCGAAGTTCAAGCCGGTAGACCTCTGGTTCGACTACCCGACCCACCACCTGGATCATGCCGGCCTACTAAAGGACCAGGTGAGCGAGGGGGATAAGGCACCCTGGCAGAGAAATTTTAATAAGAAAAAGACTCCTAAACAAATTGAAAAGGACCGCAAAAATTCATTAGAAACTGCTTATGAAGCTTGCAGTATTGATGGAAAAATCACATTAAAAAACATGGCTGAGTACATGGGAAAGTCTACTGATACAATCCGCAGACACATAAAAGAGCATGGTGGGTTTTGGATTGCTGATGGAGAGGTAGGTAAAAAATGAGTTGCAAAGTCGAGGATTGCAATGCAAACGTAAATTTGCAAAGTCGAGAAATGCAATGCGTGCAACAGTTGCAAAGTCGAAAAATGCGTCTTGCAAAAATCCGTTTGCAAAGTCGAGGATTTTCGAGAATGCAACAGACGCACGCAACCCTATACTACGTATAGGTTTTGCAACTTGCGTCTCACGACGTCATGGGGGAAAGTAAGGCGGCTTAAGCTGACGCCGCCTAACCTTTCTTCCCCTGATCCATGACAAAAGCGATTTAATAAAAAGGAGATGGATAAAAGTGGAAGATAAATATTGCCCAATAGCTAAGAGTAAATGTATTAAAGATCAATGCGCGTTATATGTTGAGCATCAAGAATTATGTGCGATTATATTGGCGGTTGAAGATTTAAGATTCATTGCTGAACACCTCGAGGAAGTATCCAATAATGACTGAGTTCTTTATGGCGATGCGGCCACCGACAAAAACCCACCAGGAAAAGGACATCACCTGACGGAACGGTCGGCCCATAGTATATGAGCCCAAGGAGCTCCAGGCGGTAAGGTCAAAGCTAACTGGTCACCTGGCCAGACACATTCCGCCAATTAAATATACCGGGGCGGTTCGACTGATTACAAAGTGGTGTTTTCCAAAGGGAATCAGTCACCAGGATGGAGAGTATAAGATCACCAAGCCCGATACCGAT